TCCGATCTATACTCAACGCTTGCGGCTATCAATGGAAGGCCCCGGCGTGGGAAGCCTACCAGAAGGCGAAGGCCACGGCGTGGGAAGCCTACCAGAAGGCGACGGCCACGGCTGAGGAAGCCTACCAGAAGGCGAAGGCCCCGGCGTGGGAAGCCTACCAGAAGGCGAAGGCCACGGCGTGGGAAGCCTACCAGAAGGCGAAGGCCCCGGCGTGGGAAGCCTACCAGAAGGCGAAGGCCACGGCGTGGGAAGCCTACCAGAAGGCGAAGGCCACGATCATCCGCGAGATCATCCCGTATCCGTTCGAGAAAGAAGGCAAGTAGTGGACAACCAGAATGCACTGCAAGTTCAGGACACTGACAAACTGGCCGAGTACCAAGAGCAAAGCATCTCCATGGTGCAGCAGCGGGAAAAGGCCAAGATCGAATCCCGCTACATCATGGCGCTGCGTCAACCGCGGGACCTGGAAGTGGTTCGCCAGAAGATGCTGCGTGAATGCAGTCGTCCTTCTTTCTGCGCTCCTGATATGAGCAAGAATGGCTCCAGCGTGGCAATCTACCGCGTGCCGCGCGGTGGAAGCAAGATCGAAGGCGTGACGATCCGGTTTGCCGAGATGGCCAAGCGCTGCTACGGTCACATCTTTGTGGAGGTAACTCCACTCGGGGAGGATGAGACACAGCAGATTTATCAGGTCGAAGCCACCGACTATCAGAACAACGACGGCGGCAGCGAGATTGTGATTGTCCCGAAGCGCATTGAACGGAGTTACGCGAAAGACTCCGATGTGGTGTTGGGGCGGCGCGAGAACAGCCAAGGCAAAACCACATTCACTATCGTCCCGACCGACGACGACCTTCAAGTGAAGCGAAATGCGCTCAACTCGAAGGCCCGGCGCAACGTCATCATGCAATGTATCGACGGGTGGCTGGTGGAAGAATGCAAGGCGAAGATTCGCGAGACGGCGGCTGACAAAGACAGACAGGACCCTGGAGCAGCAAAGACGCAGATCTTCGATGCGTTCGCTTCCATCGGCGTCACAGCAGCACAACTCAACGAGTACATCGGGCACGCAGGAGATTTGAGCCCTGCCGAGCTTGACGAGATGCGCAGCTTCTTCGGAGGAATCCAGCAGGGTTACACGACATGGGCCGAGATCGCGGCGAGCAAGGGTGAAGGCAAGGACGATAGCTCAGCCGAGCGCATCGAAGCGCTTGTGAAGGAACTGGAATACACTCCAGCCCAAGCCAGGACCAAGAAGGCGAAATATGCCGGCCGTCCCAAGGAACTTATCGAGTGGCTTGAGGGTGAAGTTGCCAAGAAGCGCAACGACGGCAGCAAGCGTGAAGATCCTCCGAAGAAGGAAGATCCCAAGCCGGAGCAGAAGACCACTCACCGCGAGTCGGCCGAACCGGAGCCACATCAGGACGCAAAGCAGTCGAGTCCTGCTGGGCAAGAGAAGCCGAAGAGTACGCCTCCGCCGGCTGGTGACTTTAGCAACTGGTAATCAAGTTTCGGCCATCCCCAATGGGTAAGCTGGCCGGAAGGTGCGCGAATCAGATGGATCGACCTGATCGCTTAATCGTGAATCCCGAGCATCTTCGCTGGCGATGCCGAGCGACAAGGGTCTACCTGATTCGCGCGCCACAACTTCAGGACACAGAAAGGAACGTCATGCAAGGCACTGTCATCTGGTTCAACAATCAAAAGGGCTATGGATTCATCGCCCGCGAGGACGGAGAGAAAGACATCTTCGTCCACTACTCAGCCATCCAACATGAAGGCTACAAAAAGCTCACAGAAGGCCAGCGCGTGACCTTTGAAGTCGAGCAGGGGCCGAACGGCTTGCAAGCGGCTAACGTCACAGTGGAGGGATAGCATGAACGTCCCTGCGCTGCGTCAAAGCATTTATGAATCGATGGGGTGCGAGTCAGGTTATCGGCTCGTACACATCGACGGCGTGCGGTTCCCTGACACTGAGCCAGGGGACCGTGGGACGGACGTCCACGCAATTCACGCGGCCTACGCTGAGCATTGCGCAAGGAAGCGTGTTCCCGCTGACTTTGTGTATCTTGACTCACTTTGCAAAGCGGCCGGAGAAGAAGTGGCGCAGATCATGGAAACCAGTCGCGACAGCCTAAGCATTGACTGGGCCAACTTCTTCGGCGCCGAGATCAGTTTTGGACTAGATGAAGACTTTCACCCAACCTTCAGCTATGACCACGACGGCGCGAGGGTGTTCATGAATCCAGTTTGGGGGGAGACCTCCAAAAGGGAACTCAAAGACGCTTGCTATTGCGGAATCATGGATTTGGTCTACATCCTTCCCGGCGGCAAGGTAGCGCAGATCGTCGATCTAAAATCTCATCCTCGCCCGTTTCCTGCCGACACCACCCAAGGGAAGATGTACTGCCTTGCGCTCATGATGCACATGCCGGAATTGCAGGAAGTAGAGTTCTCTCTGCGCTTCGTCCGTTATGCAAACGCGGTGACCACGAAGAAGTATTTCCGCTCTGACGTTCCTGACCTCATGGACAACATGCGCAGAGCGCGTGCGCGCCAGGTTGCCATCCATGAGAAAGTGGCCAATCAAGAGCCGCTACGGGCGCACGGCGGCGCTCACTGTACTTATTGCCCTTGCACCTTGAACCCGGTAGCCTATCCGTGCCCCATCATGAAGCTGAATCCGAATCTCAACATGAGGCCGGAAGAGCGGCTGAACTGGAAGCTGGTTTACGGAGCAATGGCAGCGGTGAATGACAAGGTTCTGCATCAGTTGGTGGATGGATCAGGACTCGAAATCTACTCCCAGGATGCCAACGGTAAGGTCTACAAGTACGGCGCGAAGCCATCCGAAGAAACCATTGCCCCGCTTTTCGTTCAGGACGGTAAAGGCGGATTCTCGATGCCCATCCTCGACGCTTTGATGGACTGGGCCAACGCAAACCCCAAGGATCTCATCCCACGCAAGGGAAGCCAGCCGTGGTTCTGCAACTTGCGCATTGGTTGGTCGCAACTCAAGAGCTATCTCAAGGCCAACAAGCGCGAGATCATCCACAACAGGATCAAAGACCTCGTAACCGTCAAGACAACCGTAGAGTACGGCATTACGCGGGAACCAGAAGTCGATGACGGAGTGGAAGAGAAGAAACCTTGGGACGCTTCGGGTCCTGATGATCTGGAGTTCTAACAGTTCGCGCGGACGTGGCGTGGGTTGGCAGGCTGGCCCGCTATACCGTACAGCCATTGCTCGGCTGATAACTGAGCGTCACAGTATAGCCCGCGCGATTTACCTTTTCAGAAAGTGAGTAAGCCATGAAACTCAGCACCATCCATCTTGAAGACTTCGGCCCATACGTGGACCAAACCATCAACTTCGACCAGCCACTCAACGTCATCCGCGGCGATCTTGCACAGGGCAAGACGAAGCTCTCGCAGGCCATCCAACTCAGCTTTGCCAGCATCTGCGCAGGCATCGACGGCAAAGGCTCCGGCTTCCGTGACAAGATCCGTCTCGGGGAAGACAAGGCCATCATTACCGCTGGTCTGGAAACGGCGCAGGGATCCATCCAAATCAGGACCACCTACGGACCCGGCAAGAGGGGACGCGACTCTGTTGTGGTTGCAGGAGAGGGCAGCAGCGCGGTGAATCTTGCAGCGGGCTTCGAGCAGTATCTTCAGCGCAGTGAAGAGCGCTTCTCTTGTGTCCTTGACTCGGAATACTTCACACGTCCCGGCACAGACCAGCGCGCCATCCTCGCATCGCTGGTACTTCCCACGCATCACGACTTCGACGCAAAGATGGTCGCATTGGTCGAGAAGCATCTCGGCAAGGTCATCGACTGGAATGCGAGTCCTGTTGCCGTCATTGACAAGGTGTTTGGCGACAAGAGCAGCGGCGTCTACAACGCCAGGACGCAAGCCAAAGCGGCGCTGGGGGCCATCTACATTCCGCAGAAACCTCTACAGCCTCAGTATCCTGCCGAGTTGGTCCAGCAGAAGCTACTGGCCTTGCGTGAGAAAGCCTCGCAGGAAGCGAAAAAGGTCAAGCGCTCTGGCACGGCGCAGACTGGTCGGCTAGAACGGGAACTTGAGCAGGTAGCGGAAAAACTCACTGCGGCATTCTCTGAGCGCACGGCGGCGATTGCCAAGCGTGGCGAGATTGAAGCCGAGATGGTAGACGGCGCGGCGCTTGCCAACCTCAAGCAGATTGCCGGCCAGCGCTCAGCCTTTGCCACGCTCCAGACGGCTATCGATGCCTTTGCTGCCGAGATTCAGGACATGAAGGACGCCCAGGAGATTTACGAAGGACTCCGGGACGATTGCCTCTGCCCAACATGCAAGCAAGTTATCAAGCCCGAGTTCATCGCCGCCAAGATTGCCGAGCACAAAGGGCATGAACTGGAGTTGACAGAGAGCCGTGCGCAACTCATCCAGCAGCAGAAAGCGCTTGGCGACATCAAGGCGGCCGAGGATGCCATCCAGAAGCAGGAGAAGGCCGTTGCGGCAAAGCTGGAGCAGGTCAAGAAGGTAACGGAAACCACCGAACGCATCGCCACACTCGAAAAGCAAAGCGGGGACGCCAAGGCCGCATTGGACACCGCCAAGGCTGCCGAGTCCGAGCCGGTCGATACGACTGCGATCGATGCGGTCAACACCGAAATCAGCGAGTGGGAAGCGCGGTTGGCGCCGGCAGTGCAGTACGAGTCAACAATGAAGCAGATCGAGACCAATTCGCAGCGCTGGCAGGACCAAAAGAATGCCGTCGATGAACTGGAAACACTCTGCGAACACTTCGGCCCCAAAGGCATCAAGGCCACTCTTCTGCAGAAGCACATCGGCGGGTTCAATGAGTCTGTGAATCGTGTCCTGAACTGGTGGGGATACTCGGCAACGCTTTCCTTTGAGCCCTACAGTTTCGATGTGGTGACGCCAGAGACTACACCGAAGACGCTGCCGGTCAAGGAGCTCAGCGGGTCCGAGTTGTTCCGGTTCCTGGTGGCTCTCCAGTGCGCAATCGCCGTCTACTCGAAGATCAAGATGGTCCTGATTGACAAGGCCGACATCCTGATTGACGCGCACCGCGGCAAGCTCTTCGCCGGCGTCAAGCACCTGCTCGATACCGGGCTGCTGGAGAAGGCTTTCATTTTTGTCGCTGACAAGCGGCGTGAGGCTCCGAAGCAAGAGGGGGTCGGGTTCTACCTGGTGGAGAAAGGGAAGGTTGAGAGACTGTCATGAAAGAGCATCCTTTATTGCTTTCCGCTCCTATGGTGTTGGCCGCTATTGCTGGACGCAAGCACGTAACCCGGCGCATCCTGTCGAAGCGCAATACGCTGATTGACGGAAAACTGTGGTCACAGTCGAAGTGCAGCCCATACGAGCGCGGTCGGCATACGCAATGGGAAGACCTGGACTTCACCAACTGCAAGATTCACCCTGACGGTCTGCACGTGGCTTGCAAGCAAGTTTATGCGGCGCATCACCATATCTTGACGCCGATCTACCAGCCCGGCGATGCAGTTTGGTTCAAGGAGACATTCTGCGAGCCGATCAACCACGGTGATCTTCGGAACGAATCTATTCGGGCGAAAGTCAACGGGGTAGAGTACGCGGCGGATATGGGAATTGAAAGGTTCCCATTAGGTGGTAACTTCACACCGCAACTGCGTGATTTCTGTTGGCGCTCTTCGATGTTCATGCCGCGATGGGCGTCGCGTCTTGTGCGTCCTGTCACTGGAGCGCATATTGAGCGGGCGCAAGACATTACCGAAGATCAGGCGCAGAGAGAAGGAGTTGCATGGTTTTCAACAGAAGGAACTTCGGCAGAGAAGACTTTCGTCGCCACTAAGTTCCCGGACGGATACCGCACCAACTTCATGCTTCTTTGGGATTTTCTTCGCCCCAAGGCTGGACAGCACTGGGACGACAACCCTCTCGTGGTTGCAATCGAGTTCGGCGACGAGGTGCGGAATTGATCGACCTGAAGCAGTACCAGAAGCGTGTAGCGCAGCTCTACAACGATGAGCGTAAGTGGTGGCGTGGGGTGCTCGAAAAACAAGCCACCAAGGCGGGATTCGTTCTTGACGTTGCCTTGGACGAAATCCTGCCCTACACGCAAGCGCAGTTCGGTAAGTGGCTCTGGACACAGATTCAACTTGGGGTTATCCTTTGCCCCTACTGCGGCGCTCCGATTGACATCCTGAGCATGGAGTTAGATCACAAGACTCCAAAGCGCAGGCATGGGGGTCCTGAACTGGCCAACAAGCACTGCATCTGCAAAAAGTGCAATGGCAGCAAAGGCGACTTTACCCACGAGGAGTATGTGGAGATCGTCAAGTTCATGCAAGGCCCTGGTGCCCCGTTCCGGCAGCGATTGGAAGGCGTGATGAGGAACGGCGGCATCGGGAACATGATGAGAAACTTCCCGCGCAAGGATGCGAAGGGCGTCAAGAAACCTGCGAAGCAAGAGGCTATCTACTTCGCCGAACTTCCAGAATTCTAACCAACCGAAAGAGGTGATTCATGGCAGCAAAAGTGCAACCGACGAAACTGACGACGTTCTTTGAGGGGCATCGTCGCAAATGCTTCCTCATCCAGTGGATTCAGCATTGCAATCGTGCCGGGATCTCAACGATTAAGCTCGACATGCGACTCCCGTTGCTCAACCAGTCTCTCATCGGCATGAACGACGAGATTGGCGAACCGTTCGGCCTCATGGCGAAGAACGACAGCAAGACGGAGCGTTCGGCGATCAATGTCGAGATCGAAGGCATGACGCTGGACATCTTCTCAACAGACACCAGCAAAGACCACTGGGTATCGACAACCGGCGCCAAGCTCATGAAGCTTTATCTGTCCACGGTGGGCGAAGGCGAGAAGAAGGAAGTCAACCTGCACATGGCGATCTATGTCCCGTTCACCAAAGAGATGATGGAATGGGCAGCGATCCACTTGCACAAAGACTTCTACATCGAGACGGTCTACTCCAACTCGGAATCGAAGCTGGCATTCGCAACGGCCGATGAGACGGAACTGGTGGACGACGATACGGAAGAGGACGAGGGTCCTGAAGAGGGTGAGGATGAACCGGAGCTTGACCCGGATGCCCAGGACGACATTCCATTCGATACGGCGCCACCCGCAGGGAAATCAGGAACCCGAGAACTGAAAGCCTACCACCTGAACCACAACACGGATTGAAGGGAAAGACATGTCGAACGCAGTTCGGTTATACAAGCCCGATGGCACCAGCGCTGGAGTTTTCATGTGCTCTGTTTGTCGCACGGTACACGCGACGGAGGATCAGGCCAACTGGTGCCACGGTGAGCGTCTATGCGCTTGCGGGAAGAAGATTCAGCAGGGGTATTTCCAGCGCGAGTGCGAGGAGTGCCAGTGGAAGAAGGAATGGCGCGAAAAAGAAGCGGTGAAGGATGCCGAACGCTTCGAGAAAGCAACTAAGATCAAGGCTTCCGATTACGCCGGTGAGCATGTCTTCTGCGGCGATCAGTATTACGATTCCGTCGAGGATGCTGTTGACCAGTTTCTTGAAGGCCAGGAACCGGAGTATGTGTGGGCGTGTCAGGATTCGCACCTACCACAAGTTGACCTCGCGGATGTGACATGCAACCTTTTGGACAACATGTGGGACGATGCCGACATTTCGGACCTGAACGGCATCGAAGAACTCGAAGCGGCGCTGAAAGCCTTCAATGAAGCCAACGAATCAGTCCAGATGTGGGATGTGGACTACTCGACGGCTATTATGGTTCAGGACTAAAACGAACCAAGACAGTCACCTTGACAGAGTTCAATCTGATTTTTCTTGACTCCCGAACTGGCGCGAATTACCTTTAATAAGTCCCGCGCGCCAGCAACGGACCTCACCCAGAGGGTTGCTCCTCTGGTCAGGGGGCGGTAGTCCTTCACTGCCGCCCCCGACCCCTTGAAGGAGGGAACTGAATGCCATTTCCGCCCTACGTCGATTGGATCAGTGTCAAAGAAAGAATGCCCAGCGATTCGCGGGCTGTTCTCGTGTACTGCCGTGACCGAAAGAACACCTTTACTGCAAACTGGATGGAGCACTCCTATTGGGTCTATTTTGGAGGACTTTGCTTGCAAAAGATGGAGGAAGAAGTGCATTACTGGATGCCACTTCCGCCGAGTCCTACGGAGGCGCAATGACAGACTCCGAGCAAGAGAGAGCGTGCTACCTCGCTTACCCTCGCCATGTTGCCCCCGCCGCTGCTATCAAGGCCATTCGCAAGGCAGTTGACCGGCTCCGCAGAGGGTGCGATGAGTATGTCGCCATGGACTCCGAGACGGCCAGGCGGTTCCTCTGGAAGAAAGCAACCGAGTACGCTCGCTCGCCAGCAGGACAAAAGCCGCCAGGACCCGAAGACTACCGCCCTCACCCCGCAACATGGTTCAACCAAGAACGGTACTTTGATGATCATGCCGAGTGGCAGAAACCGAACGGAGCAAGCAATGGAAAGCAGACTGGTACGAAAGCAGACCGGACAGTTGATGCAGTCAGAGCCGCTGTCTCCCAAGCAGCAGATCATAGTCGCGCTCGGGACACTCGCACTGATGAGGGGCGGCGAGTACAGCCAAGCGACGCTGACAGCCTTTTCGGAAGGACTATCGAAGGAACCGTTTGAGGATGTGATTCGAGTCCTGAAGACGATCGCAGAGAGCCCGCGGCGTGAGCGGGAAACCGCGTGTCCTGACTTCGGTACGCTTCTGGTGGCCATCCGGTCCATTCGGCACCCGCAAAGGCATCTGAGGGGCATTGTGGTGAAGTTGGCGCGCATCTTCGGCGTGACGGTGGACGAGGAGCTGCTCGGACTGTACGAGGAGCGCGCCGGTCACCGCACAGATCAGGACATGGACACGGCTTATCGAGTCCTGAGCCAAAATGAAACGCTGAAGAAAATGCCCACGCCGGCGCAACTCTTGGCAGCGTGCGGTATTCCGAAAGTCTACCGGGATGGGACGAGGCCGGAATGACGCCATACTACGAGCACGCTGGAATCACCATCTACCACGGCGATTGCCTGGAGATTCTTCCCTCACTGCCGAAGTGCGACCTGCTGCTGACCGATCCGCCGTATGGGATTAACCGCGATGGTAAGCCGCCCTCGACTTCAAGCCACGGCGGGCATAAGGGCTATGAATTTGCTGGATGGGATAGCCAAACTCCAGACAAGGACATGTTTTCTTTGCTTTACGAATCAGCGAAGGATTGGATGATTTGGGGAGCTAACTACTTTTCTCCTTTTATTATTCCCGGTCCAGGATGGGCGCTTTGGGATAAAGGGCAGCGCATCGACCAAGCAGACAGGGAACTGGCAGCAAGCTCACGGCGCGGGCCTTTGCGCGTGTTCACACTCAACAGAGTGGCACTCATGGGCGATGGGGCTTGCCATCCTACTCAGAAGCCCCTCGCGCTGATGAAGTGGTGTCTTTCCCTGTTCCCCGACGCCAAGACGGTCGTGGACCCATTCTGCGGCTCAGGAACCACGCTTGTAGCTGCAAAGGCGATGGGGCTGACAGCAATCGGGATTGAACTGCACGAGCCTTACTGTGAGATCGTCGCCAAGCGCCTGAGCCAAGAAGTCTTTGACTTCGGAGGCCAGAATGACCGCTGACCTCACACTCGACGCAGGACTGCCAGCTTCTATCGATGCCGAGCGCACGCTCCTAGGTGCTGTCCTTTTGGATAACCAGGCATGGGAGGAGATTCGCGCCGGCCTGAAGTCGGAAGATTTCTTTCTTGATTCCCATAGGCGCATCGCCAAAGCCATCGGCGGCCTCATCAAGAACGGCCATGCCGTTGACATTGTGACGCTGGCAAACGAACTGACCGCACGGAAAGAGATTGAAGCCGTCGGAGGGGTGGCCTACTTGGCATCCCTCACAGAAGGCCTTCCGCGGCGGCCAGTCATCGACGAGTACGTGGCTATCGTGAAGGACCGTAGTGTCCTGCGGCAGTTGATGGCCACATGCACGGAAGCTATCTCCCGCGCACAGGACCAGTCTGAGACAGGACTCGAATTGACTGCCGGCCTGATGGGTCAGTTAGAGAATCTGACTACTCCAAGCCAAAGCGCCAACAAAGCCCAAGTCCAGAACTTCATTGTTGAATCCCTGGCAGAGATCAACCGGGAGTACGCCGAGAAGCTGAGCCCGTGCATCCCGACCGGTAACGCATGGCTGGACTCGAAGATGGGTGGTGGATTCCGGCATGGTCATATCACGATCATCGCGGCGCGGCCTAAGGTTGGCAAGACATCCGCAGGCGTTTCCTCGATGGCCTATAACCTGAAACAGGGTCGCAAAGTGGTGATGTTCTCGCTGGAAATGGAGAAGTCGGAGATCCTGAAGAACTTGGTTCCTTACGTGGTGGACCTGCCGAACATCGTGGTCGCCCGTCCATGGCTCCAGACTCCAGAGCAGAACCGGCTGGTCAATGAGGCCATGAACACCATCGTAGAGTGGCCTCTGAGCGTCTATGACGGCGACATGGACTGTGATGAGGTCTGCTGGACCATCGACCGCGAGACGCGCAAGGGAGACGAGGTTCTGTTCGTTCTGGACCACTTTGGCTTGATGACCGGAGCCGAGAAGGATATTCGCAAGCGGTACGTCGAGAACTCTGACCGCCTCCGCAGGAAGATGAAACACAAGAGGGCTGCATTGCTGTCCCTCTTTCAGTTGAATGAGGTCCCGCGGGAGTACGCAGACAAGCGGCCGCAACCTGGGGACATTGGCGAAAGCAAGAAGCCGTTGCAGGATTGCTTTGCGATGATCCTGTTGCATCGGTATCAGGACAAAGAGACAATGCGCATGACAAAGAAGGCGAACATCAATCTTGCACTCATCCGTGGAGGTGGAGCGCCGGGGAATGTAGACGGAGAGTTCAATGCGCGTCGGCTTTCATTTGAGGCAGACGCGGAAATTGACTACGAAGGGCAGGACTACTATGCGTGAGCGTCCTGATGTTGATTTGAACCTCATCCAGCGGCAACTTGCGGGCATAACCGAATTCCTCAAGAAGAACGTATGGAAAGGGAAAGATGCCGATCAAAAGAAAACCGAAGACGCCGGGGAGCGGAAGGCCATCTGATGCTGTGATGGATGCGTATGCTCAACGGTACGAACTATCAGTTAAGCAAAAGACGCTCCTCACCCGCTGCATAGTTCAAGTTTCACTCTGCCAGAGCGATGAAGCGCGCAGATTGCTGTTAGGTGTAAGCCAGAAAGAAGTGGCGGCATGATTCATCGCAGGACTCCACTGAAACGCTACACGCCAGTACGCAAGAAACGGCCAGGAGTGCGCAAGGGGCAACCTACCAATGCGGAAAAGGAAACCGAACGCAACCGGGTTTATGAACGATGCGGCGGCCAGTGCGAATTGCGAGACGAAGATGGAAAGCCGTTGCATCCGAAGCATATCTTCGGGGTCCTGCCAAGCAAGGGAAGCATCTTTGAGCGCTGGCACCTTGTACACCTCCACGGGAAACGCCGATTCGGTTGGACGGAAGCAGCCGGCAACACGTTACTGGGGGGCTGCTATTGGTGCCATATCGTAGCAATGCACGAACTCGGTCTTAAACCACACATCGAAAGGAAAGATCATGAACTATGAAGAGTTTCTGGAGTCCAAGGAGCAATACGGGGGAGATGCTGGATTCAAAGCTATCTCTATTCCTGATATGCTGTTCGACTTCCAAGGCGATACGGTTGAGCGGTCCCTGCGGAGAGGGCGCTCATCTATCTTCTTCGATTGCGGACTTGGCAAGACTCCGATGGAGTTGACCTGGGCTGACAACGTGGTCCGCCACACAAACAAGAAAGTTCTGTACATCACTCCGCTAGGCGTGGCCAAGCAAACCATTCGAGAGTCTGAGAAGTTCGGCATCGAAGCGCACCGTTCAAATGATGGGCAGCTTGTCTCTGGAATCAACGTAACCAACTACGAGAAACTCCACCGTTTCAATCCGAACGACTTCGCCGGGGCGGTGTGTGATGAGTCGTCATTCATCAAGGCAATGAACGGCAAGCGGCGCGCACAGGTGACTGAGTTTCTGCGCACGCTACCTTTCCGCCTGCTGGCCACGGCAACGGCCGCCCCTAACGATTACATCGAGCTTGGCACATCCTCCGAAGCCTTGGGTGTGATGGGCCAGATTGACATGCTCAATCGCTTCTTTAAGAATGATCAGAACACCAGCGACACCCGCATGATGATTCGGCGCGCGCCAAACCAAGGCGGTCCAGTTAGCGCAGGATGGCGATTCAAGGGCCATGCGGAAGAACCGTTCTGGCGTTGGGTTTGCTCTTGGGCACGCGCGGCCCGCAGGCCGTCCGATGTTGGCCCATACTCCGATGCGCGCTTTGTCTTGCCACGCCTGATTGAGCGTGAGCACATCGTAGAAACGCGCACGCTGCCCGATGGGATGCTCTTTCCGCTGGCGGCAACCAACATGCAAGAGGAGCGCGAAGAACGCCGCCGCACCGTGCAGGAACGCTGCGAGATGGCCGCATCTTTGGTTGCTAGTACAGGCAAGCCATTCGTGATTTGGTGCCAGTTGAATCCTGAAGGCGACTCACTTGAGCGCATGATTCCTGATGCCGTTCAGGTTTCAGGTTCAGACAGCGACGAAGAGAAGGAAGAGAAGTACGAAGCCTTCGCAAGCGGTCAGGCTCGCGGCATCATCACCAAGCAGGTCATCGGCGGATGGGGACTAAACTGGCAGCATTGCGCCCACGTAGTAGAGTTTGCGACGCACAGTTTTGAGCAGCACTATCAGGGCGTTCGCCGCTGCTGGAGATTTGGACAAACGCATGATGTAATCAACGACCTGATAGCAACCGAAGGCCAACGAGGAATCAAAGAGAACTTGCGGCGCAAGCAGGTTGCCGCTGACAAGATGTTTGACGAACTGGTACGCCACATGAACGAGTCAGTCCGCATCGAAGGCGGATACAAATTTGAGAAAGAGGTAACAACGCCATGCTGGTAATCGATCAGAAAATCACAGACAAATACGCGATTTACAACGGCGATTCAGTAGACATGCTCACCGCTTTGAAAGATGAGTCTATCCATTTTTCCGTCTACTCGCCGCCCTTTGCAACAGAGAACGGAGGGGCACTTTACCATTACAGTTCCTCTGACCGCGACCTTTCCAACTCTCGGACCTATGAGGAGTTTTTCTCTCACTACGAGTTCATCGTACGAGAGATTCACCGGGCCACGTTGCCAGGGCGCATGACCGCCGTGCATTGCATGGATGTGCCAAACAGCAACAGCGGAAACGGAGACTCCTACACCGACTTCCCCGGCGACATTATCCGGTTGCATGAGCGGTGCGGATGGAGAATGGCTTCCCCTCGCATCTCGATTTGGAAGGAGCCGCTTGCCGTCCGCAACAGGACCATGACGAAGGCGTTGGCCCATAAGTCGATTGTGGAAGACTCCTGCAATTGTGCTGTAGCTGGGGCCGACTATCTCCTGATCTTTCGGCGCTCGGGAAAGAACGAAATCCCTGTCACTCACCGTCACGGCCTCATCAACTACGCCGGTACACGCAAGGTTCCGAAAGAACTTCTCAAGTACAAGGGGTGGACTGGAAACCAGATTGAGAATCGGTATTCGCAATGGATATGGAGACAGTACGCTTCGAGTGTATGGGACGACATTCGCGGCAACATGGGTGACCGCAAAGAGAAAGGCGTATTGCCCTACCGCGAGGCCCGCGAAGAGGAAGACGAGAAACACTTGCATCCCCTTCAATTGGACGTCATTACGCGCGCCGTGGAGCTTTGGTCGAACCCTAGCGAAACGGTTCTCACGCCGTTCATGGGAGTTGGTAGCGAAGTTTGCGCCTCACTCATGAGTGGTCGCCGGGCGATTGGTTGCGAACTCAAGCCGAGCTACTACCGTCAGGCCGTGCGCAACGTGGACGAGGTCGAAAAGAACGGTTGGCACGACGACAGCGGCCAGGAGATGCTTTCATTCCGCGAAGAGTTCTATGCCCCAATAGGAGAAGATCAGGACTCGGAAGAACCCACCGAAATGAACTTCTAACCCAACACCCCGCAGGACTCAATCGAGCTTCTGCGGGGTTACGTCATGCTCCCAATCAAACTTCGCCGGCATCAAGATCCCCTGCTCCGTCCCGCCCTCATGCTTTGTGAACGTGATGATTCTCCCCTTGCTGCCAGGCTTCAACTGCCCGTAGGCTCCCAGCAGATTGCCGACGATGATCTTGGCGCGCTGCCGAGTGTCGCTTAGATAGTCCTGAAATAGATCAGCAATATCTGCATTGCGTCCAAGGTTCGACAGCGTAATCTTCTTGATCTGCGAGCCAGGTACGCGTACCTCGCGCAAAGGGCCATTGACCGCAATGTAGAACTTCAGCGAACTGGGAGCGTAGGGGTTTCCGCTCACTTTCTTGCGACCGCGAATGTCGTAGATGATGCCGTTGTAAGTGTCGCCATTGATCTCGATTCTGAGTCCTGTTCCCATTCGGAAGTCGTTCAGGATTGTCCGCGACCATTCCCTGATTTTCTGCGCCCGTTCGATGATGTGCGGCGCTTCCACGCCCTCAATGTACGGCTTGAACAAGCCCTCAAGGTGTGCGCTCAAGGCCCGCGCGTGGTACGTGTCCCGCTGCCATGGCTCGTACTTCATGAGATCAGGACCATAAGTCTGGGCAATCAGTTCCTCGACCTCTGCCGGGGTGTACGACTTGCCTTGACGCTTGATTGAGTAGGTCCCGAAGATAGCATCTTCCCCGAACGGCGATGAAGGGTCCGAGCCAACGTAGATGACGTGCGATGTCTTCTGCTCTGCGTCAAAGTCGTAGGTCTTGGGTTCAAGGTCGTTCTGCCCGGTTTCGTCGAGGTAGGCGATGTAGTCCGTGTAGCTTTCGGTGATTGTCTCCATGAACTCGCGCTGCTCTTTTACGGGAAGCAATGCTGAGCGTCCCGTTGCGGTGCGCGCCAGGTCCTCCTCTGGGGTCCCGCCCTCCTCTTCCGACTTGTCCATCGTCAGGCCCATGAGCCGGGCTATCTGCTCATTCTCGTGCAGCCATTCCGCCACGATCTTGTCGCCGTACTTGTTCATCATGTCTGGCGCCTCAATCGACATTGCTGACCGGGTGTTGCTCGACGTGTTGGCGTTCAGGCTCTTCAGCTTCTTGGCGAGGCTGATGGCTGGTCGAATCTCTGCGGGGATAGCCAGGGAGAGCATGGTGTACCGCGGCAGGACCATCTGACCGGTCCTGTTCGACCTTCCCAAAATCTGCATGAACACATTCACATCGCCGGCCGGTTGGGCAACGATCATGTGCCGCTGATGCTGATCCTTGAACTTCTCAGAAGCGTGAAGACTTATCCCCGTGGATCCAGCCTGGTTCAGGACCAGACAATCGACGCCTCCATTGTTGAACAGACTGCCCGTCTGTACGCGGTCCTTGCGCTCGATGGACGGGACTGAAGACAGGACCGGGACGGGACCCGCGTAGTTGATTCGGTAGGAGCGACCGGTAATCTCTGCCACGGTAAAGCCAGCTTGCGTGATGCGAGTCCTGATCCAGTCGATAGGCGACACGGGCAACGTCACGGCGAGGTTATCAAGCAGCCTCTCGGCCTCCCGGTACTTGGCTTCCGTCTCGACGTAGAGCAGGTGGCGCGGGAACTCTTGACGGTCATTGCCCATTGAGGTCTTGATGGTGTAGTGGAGGGTCCTGTCGAGCGCGCGTCTGAGGATAGTGGACCATGAGAGCTTATCAAGCACTTCGCCCTCACTCAGGTTCTCCGCGCTCACATAGCTGTCGAGGAACGCCCCCATGGTGCTCTCAAGGGCCACAATCGGCTTCTCTCCGCGGCCGAGCGCTTCGATGGCGCAATCCGCCGCCGCGTCCGACTTCAAGGCCAGGAGGAACTGCTTCACGATGTTGTGGACGATGGCGCTGAACTTGTGGTGGTAGATTTTGATGCGCCTCTTCTTGTACTGAAGGCGCAGAGTCTCGAAATCGTTCTGATGATAGTCCTGATCCGCTTTGAAGATGGCGCGCAGGACTTCCGTCACATCGTCGCAAATCTGCTCTTGATAAAGCTGATTCCGGTCGTCAATGAAGTTCAGGATGCTGATGCCTTCAAAGGACCGCTCACGGCGCACGAGCTGGCCGGTCTGGGCGAGTTGATGGCTCACGACAGTCTGTAGTGGTGGACCACCGGCCCGGATGGCGTCAGAGACGCGCTGGTTGTCGGGAATGGCAATCGAGATGTCTGTCTTGGTGGCGTAGAGCGTCATGTTGTCCGGCCGCTTCGCCCACGTTGCCGACAGGAACATCACGCCGTGCGCCGCGGGGAGAACCTCTTGGAAGAACGCTCCCGTGTTCGACTCATCGCCCCCGGCGTTGTGGGACTCGTCCAAGATGAAGACGGCTTTCGGCGCCAACCGTCTCAGGGCTTCCTGCTGGATGTTGATCGTGTTGATCTGCGAATAGGTCAGGTAGACGGCGTTCCGCGCGCGGGGAAGTTCGCCAGTCTCGGCAATCCTTGTCAGGACCCCCTTCATGCTGCTCTTGTTGGCGAATATCTTGCGTCCTGTTGCCTGCTCAGTTATCGACGCCCCCGCATTGAAGAGCAGCGGCCAGACGTTCGGCCCGAAGCCGATGTCGTCAAGGTCCCGCTGGAAGTCGGTGAAGAGGGTATCCGAGTACGTGACGAAGATTGGCAACAGGCCATGGAGGATGGTCCACCGGCAGACGGCCGCCGCGACTCTACCCTTTCCAACTCCGGTTTGATCCGCGCACACCAGCGCCTTTTGCTTCCTGATCTGCCAGATGGCCAGGGCAATCGAATCAACCTGGAGGCCCATGAAGTAGCTCTGCATCTCCTTGACCGAGGGGTACTCCAGTTCGCGGGCCACGAACTCATCCAAGTCGCCAACCTCAGCACGGACGCGCTCCATCGCCTCCCGCATCGGCTCTTTCATCGACCGCGGACACATCACCGCTTCATCCTGGAGGCTGGAAAGAGAGGTGTAGACCTCTTGATAAGCGTTCAGGGACTCAACAGGACGCTGAATCCGGGTCCTGCGGTTGAGTAGAAGGAGGCGAGTTGATAAGTCGATCATTTTTGCATTATAAACCATATTTTGCTTCACTTTTGACTATTTATCAAAAAGAAAAGGCCACCCGAAGGTGACCCTCTCTTTGCTCTGACTACTACCGCAATCCTCCTACATGTTGAATTTGACTCCTACCAAAGACCGAGTGCCTTGTTTCCTGCCTTGACGCCGAATTCTGCGAAAGGCCCAACTTTTTTCCACCAAGGGACCGGGGCGAAGTATCGCTGAGTCAGATCGTCGCTCACCCGCTGCATGTCTCCTGTGATTGCGTACGCGTGCCCGGTAATGCCCGCGGCATGGTCCAGAATCTCGCCTATCGCTTTGCGCTTGAGTAGAGCGTCCAGATCATCGCCAGCGTTCGTATACGACGCAAGGAGCGGTTGCGCGGCGGCGATGGTACGTTTCCCTTCGCCAAGCGTGTCGGTCGCAGCATCTAGCGTCCCTGTGGCGGCGTGCGCGGTTCCTGCGAGTGAATCTGCTGTACTAGAGAGATGTACCGCCGCTGTGCCGAACTGATCCATTGCCGCGGTGACGTGCGGGGCCGTGTTGCGCTCTATCAACTGAGTGCGCACGATAGCATCTCCTGCGTCAATTGCCGTCTTGTTGATTTGCGCCAGAGTACCGCACGCATCTGGACCTGATGGCCCTTTGCATGGGCGGTTGAGATGGTCAAGCGTTGGCTTCAGGTCAGGAGCAGCGTTGCCCCAGTGGTCCACGGCTACAACGATATGGTGCCAAGCTCCCCAGCAGCCCCACACGGCCAGACCCAGCACGATCAGATGCGGAAGGCTTGCGCCGATCATCCAACGGATCAGGACACGATTATTCATGCTCTCACCTGAAAAGATGGCCGGCCCTTTGCCAGACCGGCCCCGTTATGAAGTGGTGCAGTGAACTTGTTAAGCCGTAGGCGTTGCTGTCGAAGCCGCCAGAACCGCCTTGGCGATCAACTGTGCAACCGTGCCGATAGCGTTGATGATCAGCTTGACCTTGGCAATCGTGGCGGGGTTCGTGACGTGACCCGCCGTCTCCAAAGCCGCAAGGTTGGTCTGCACAGCGGCGAAGATCGAAGCTGCGGTGGGGCTCGGGCCAAAGTCGTACACCAAAGCCGAAGCACGGTTGAGGTCGGTTACCGCCTCCTCCACGATGGCATCGATTGGGCCAGCCAGCGTGCCAGCTCCGGCCAGCGGAAGAACGATGGCAAGACCATCCTCCGCATAGTTCACTGTGGTGTCGATGACCTGAATCAGAGTGGGTTCGTTCTTGTAGAACGATGCATACTCCTTGGTCAGGAAACTGACGAAGGTCTTCGCTCCGCCTTCAATGTCGCTGATGACTGCCTTGATTGAAAATCCCATGTCTTGCGCCTCCTTGGCGCTACTTGTTTGCGTCACCGGGAAAGGTGGCGCCAGGGTTGTTGATTGTGGCGTTGGGTCCTGTTGAGTTGCTGGTTGCACTTGCGTGACCGGCAAAGGCTCCGAGGGCGCCGCTGACAAGGTTGGAGGCAATGGCAAGCACTGCGAGGACGATGTTTGCCGGAGATGGAGCAAAGAGGCAAGCCAGTGCAAGAATAACCCCCAGTACGGCGAGAACTGTAGCCCAAAACGGCTCGGGAATCTTCATAGGGTTCCCTTCCCGCTGCAAACGCAGCATTTTAGATGCTCCTGAATTCCTTCGCGATGGCCGACTTCAATCCAACCTTTGCCGTCGCAAAGAGAGCAGAGGCGCTTCCAAAACAGGTTTTTGATAAACCAAATCATATTGAAATCAGGATACACCAGATACGGATTGCTTCACGGCAGAATCGTATGCCTTTTGCAGATCAGCGCAGTATTTGATAACGCCAGTTGGCGGATTGACTGTCTTGTGTCCCAAGTTCCAGATTTGACCGATCTCCAGCAGGTTCTTGGGCTCGAAGTGCGCTACGTAGGAATTGAAGTGACTGACGCATCCGCGGGCACAGTCGTCGAGGTTGATCTCTAGTTCTGCCGGCGAGAACCCTGGGTAGTTGATAAGCATGAGTTGCCATGGGCCAAAACTGGAGGCCCCGAGACGACCGTACTGGGCCACGAGCGCGCGCTGCGCAGGACTCGAAGCCCATACCGAACCGCCTACGTCGTACGCAGGTTCATGCCGCGGCCCGCAGTCGTTGCCAGTGCTGCTTTCGTTAGAAGCCAGGGCAGCCATGATACGTTCACCGTCGAGTCCTGTCGGGGCCTTCAAGACCGGGCCATACTTTGCGCAGGCTGCTAGGACTTCAATCTTTGGAAAGCTGTTCATGTTGCCCTCACAAGTCATTGGGTTGCGGAAGATCGCGAGGCCATTCCGGATTGGGACTCGGTGTATCCATGGCGTACCCGTTTTAGTGCGCTCTGAAGATCAAATTTGTGACCCACCCCAAGAACGCGCCCATGATGCCAAAGGCGGCCGCGTAGCCGGTCATGAGGATCTTCCATTTCTCTTGGGCGGTCAAGCGGTCCTTGATGCTCTCGATGACTTTCGGAAGGCCATCTGTGCGCTCTACAACTAGCGTTAGAGCGGTTTTCAGTTCTGCTAGCGCCGCGCCATGCTCTTCGAGCAGTTTGGTCTGCGAGTTCTCTCGCTCTTTGGCGAAGGCATCCCGCTCTTTTGTAAGGCGCTCAATGTCCTTTTGGAGGGCATTCACCCCGGCGAATTGGCTTACGTTCGTTCTGCGCTCAACCATCTTTGTCCCGCTCCATAACTCCAATTTTTAGTAGCCGATTACGCGCCAGGCACACTGGCCCTGCTGAATAGTGTTGCCGTTGCCGTCGTACCAAACGGTAATACCCGATGTCGTGATTCCACCAGAAGCTTTATCGACTGAGCAGGTGAATGGGTGAGTCCCGCTACATGTTCCCGATGATCCCGTGCAGTATTCAGATGTGAAGCTAGGGACAACGTAGTTGACGCTGGTGAAAGAGATAGGGAAGGTGATCGAGATGTCAGTCGCCACAGTTCCGCCGAAAACATTGGATGTTCCCCATTGCTCAATAGTTCCGTCGGCAAAGATGCGGTAGCAAGCGTAGGTGGAGTTGGCAATGCTGCTGGTACATGTTCGGGAAGTGACCGCGCTAGATACCGATGTAACGCGGCCCTGGGCATCAGTGGTAATAGATGAGGGGTTGGTCACCGTGCCGGCCGTGCCAGTGTTCGGAAGTCCAACGTTAGTCTTTCCAGTCCCGTTGCTGCCTACCACCGTTCCGTCGAAGTTTAAGATTGGCTGCTGGGCGAGCGCCGATCCGTTCTCCTGCACTGTTTGGTAGTAGAGCGTGGCAGCAGCAGGAAGCGCATTGCACAGAGCGTTTCCGTTGGATGCGATACCGTAGGCGAAGTATGATGCTGGGTTGCATGCTGTCGGAGTGGATGCAAGGGCATTCGCCGTACTTGAGTTGCCGGTCAGTGGGCCGATGAAGCCGGATGTGTCAGTGAGCGCGCCGGTCATTGTTCCGCCGGCCGCCCAGTTGTCAACCAAGGTCACATCAGGAACGAAATACTGGCCATACGAGGAGTTGATCAGAAGCCCGTAATGCCCTACTGCCGCGCAGAAGAAGTAGTTGCCGCCGGCATCGGTCGTGAACGGGTTTGTGGGGGTTGCCGTGCCGAGGGCTGTCGAGGTGTAGATGCCGACTTTGTTCGCCACGCAATTGGCCGCTGTCGAGCCTGGCGTGCAGAGCGCAACGGTGGCGTAGGGAATCGGAGCAATGACGCCGTTTGAGATGGTCTGCGCGACGTTTGATAAACAGACCCCGATGGGAGCCTGGGCGATGGCAAAGGCTGCGCAAAGCCAGAGAGCGGCGAGGGCGATGATGCGCTTTACTGATCGATTCACAGGGCCTCCGGAGACTTCACCAACTGCGGGCCAGCAACTACTGCCTCTTGCGGTTTCGAGTCCTGATTTACCGTCTGTTGCTCGATACGCCCAACGATCTGCGTCGAGATGATCTTCCGGCACTCCGGGTTACCGCAGAAGATGATGGCGCCAATCATGCCGCCAGGAAAGATCTGGTTCATGATCGAGAGCCGGGCCGGATCGTCGCTGCAATACGGGCAGGCCGGCAACATAACAGGGGTCACAATAGCGGTTTCGTTCGGTTCAATCTTCGTTTCCATCAGTGTTCCCTCCAAAGTGAAAGACTCGCCACTGAGCCTCTTATCAAGGTCCTGTGGCGAGTCAGACTGGTTCTGTACCCGTCAAAGCGATTGTACCGCACCTTAGTAGCGATAGAATGCCAGATGCGTGGCCGTGGGCGGCGGGGCGATGGTGTAGGTGATCGTTGCGCCGCTCAGTGTGAAGTCAACGCCCCCCGGATTCAGTACTTGCCATCCTCGGTACAGCCTGAGACTGTCAGCAGGACTCGGAGCTTGTGGAAGAGTGAAAACTTTATTGGTCCCGTTCAATGTCCCGGTCGGGGTGATCCAATCCGCAAAGTTCGGTGCCGCTCCAGTTCCCGCATAGGTTCCCCACGCGAGGAATGATGCGCTGCCAATCGGCCCAGTTGGGATGATCGTGTTTCCGTTGAGAATGTAATCTTTGCTGCCCTCCGCAAATACCAAATCAAGCAAACATCGTGCGGGCTTGAAGAAGTTGATAATTGTGGCCATGTATCCGAGTTGATCTGGAGACGCACCAAAGCTCTGGAACATCCCATTGCGGTAGAGTTCAATGGAAATAGGAGCGTCTGGCAGTACCAGATTCGATCCCGAGACGGTGGGTACAACGGCATCGAAGTAGAGCGGCGTCCCGTCCGTGGCCTTGCGCATCAGGACGCACAACGAAGAATTCAACGCGGGATCGAAGGACATCGTGAGTCCCGTCCCGGATGATGTGTAGTCAACTCCTGGGCGCTGCAAGAGCCCGTTGTAGAAGACGCGGAGAGAGCTTCCCACTGGAATTGAGGGGAGACTGAATACGCGGTTGCTTCCGTCGATTACTCCGATAGGTGATTGTCCCGATCCGCTCACTCCCACACGGAAGACTGCCCACCCTTGGTTGGATGGATAAGCAGATCCTCCCCAAGACGCCTGTCCCTCATAGCAGGTCGCAGTGAAGCCGCACAGGCCAAGAGCTTGGACGATAGCTCCCGGCGTGCCCATGATCTTGTGGAGCGGAAGAGCGTTTTGAATGATGGTCTGGGATGTTACGCCCAACGCCTGCATCGGGACACTGGGAATCATCATGTCGAGTTCCCATATCAAGTAGGGCAAGATGGACGCCGGGAGGTTGTTTCCTAGAGTCCTGATAAGCAAAGGCGTGAGGTCAAGGGACTCAAGGCGCGCAGAGAGTTGCATGTGGGCCTGAGTCCGAAGGTCGTTGATCGATGATGCGGGCCTGAGATTGTTTGCCATGTTGCTCAGGCCCTCCTTTGGCCTATCTATCTATCGTAGATGCCGGACATTTCATCCTTTCGTTCTCTTGCCTAAGGACCCTTTTTGACAACGACCGAACCCGATCCAGTTATCGTGATTTTACCCGTAGTGTTTATTGTGATAGTAAAAGAACCGGAAGAGGTATTGATGGTGTACAACGCTGATGCCACAGCACTATTGTTGTAGCCGGACTTCACTGCCAGCGCCTTGACGGTCGTGGTCGTCACAATCGAGAACGGCGCAGCATAGAGCGTCGAAGAGGTCGTGGGATTGGTGCCATTTGTAGTGTAGTAAATCGCCGCGCCGCTGGTGCTGCTGGCGAGGGCTACTGACTGAGCTACGGTGTACGTACCTGCCACGGGACTGAACGTGGGAGTTGCGGCGGTTGGAGGCGTGGTGGTGATGGTGTACGCGGCGGAGCCAACTGTCGAGTTGGTGTATCCGGACTCGGTGGCGATCGCATAGAGCGTTTGCGTTGATGCCACGGTCACCGCGCCCGTCACCTGAGTCGCGCCGGTGCAGGAGGACGGGGTACAACCAGTGAACGTGCCGGTGGTGTTGTACCAGATGGTTGCTCCGCTGGTTGCGCTGCTGATGGTCACCGATTGTGCGGAAGTGTAGGTTGCGGTGCCCGGGGAGAATGTCGGAGTCGAGGCTGTTGGTGTTCCTCCTGCGTAGCAGGACGCCGCATTGAATGTATAAGGTGACCCGGCGCCTCCATCAGTTCCGCCCATTGCTGCGAAGCAGGCTTGTGCTGGATTACTGGCGGTTAATGCTGCGTGGCCGCCCGGCCCGCTGCCGCCCGTCACATCAGGACCAATGGCAGGGTACGGAAGCGATCCCCACCAGGAAGGTTTAGCCGTTAAATAGAAGGATGGGGGCAGTGTGTGAGTGACGCCTGTGGCCCAGGTAATCGCTCCGGTAATGTTGCTGTAGTTTCCATGGAGTAGGTCAGTAGCAGAAGTCCCGGCCAGGTGACAAGGTGGGGTTCCTCCGCTACAGCCTGTTCCGGTTCCGTCATCGTTCGCCTCGCCATAGCCAAAGGACCAGTTGTAGACATCAGCATCGTAACTGCGCGCTGCGGGATATTCTACCGAGTCCACTTTAGTCATCGATGCGGTGCCGTAGGCCAGCATAGACTCAGCCTGTGTGCTGCCAACCACATTGCCCACAAAGTTGTCTAACGTAGAAAGATAGGAAACATCCATAGCTCGCGCAGCTTGGAAGGCGTAGGTTCCAGTACAACTCACCGTACCTCGGCCAGTATAGGGTGTGCAAACCTGATTTGTTCCAACCACCCAGTTGCGCAAAACTGTAATCTGGCTAGAGGTTCCCCAGACGGAATCCGGCTCAATCGTCGTAACGACATTGCCCTCCAGCAGATTGAACTGTGGATGGGCTCCGTGGGAATCGATTCCGCCAATAACAAAGTTATTCGAATTCTGATCGAGTTCACCCTCTGTGTAGTTGTAGGAGGCCACGTTTCCAGCAGCGCCCCACTCGAACATAATTGATACGTGGCAACGCTCCAGAATGTTGTTCTCCACCAGCGTGGCGCTGGTTTTCGAGGCAATCCGAATAGATTGGTCATTAGATCCAGAAGTGTGTATGAAAGCATTGGAGAAGTAGCTATCACGAATTTCGTCGCGGTAGCCCCAGTACACGCTCACCTGATCTCCATCGGTGTAGTTCGACTCTACGCCTTTGACCCAACAATAGGCGCATGTAGTCAGTCCGTAGTTTGCCGCATAACCGGTGTTGTTGGCGTGTACCTGAAGGTTTTCGACTCCGGCATAACTGGCCGACATAGTGAATGGAACGGCGATAGGCGTGTTGGTGTAGGCACTGTAGAGTCCTGGAGAGATGGTAACGGTGGTTCCACTGACTCCGGTCACCTGGACGATCTGCCCACGTGCTAGGTGACTGTCGCCTGTCCATCCATCGCACCAAGTACATAGACCCTCACTGCCAGTGGATGAAACAAAACTGGAGTTGTTGGTTTCAGCAATGGCCAGATAGCTGTTAGTTGTGACACCGGATGCGCTGGCGAGCACAATGCTGGTGGACCCGGCTGTTGCGCCGCTCGTGATGTTGGTCGGATTGTAGGAAACCGCCCCTGAGCCAAGGGCGACCACATAGCCGCCCCCAGTTCCAGTTGCGTTCAGAATCGTTTGATTCGCTCCCGCACCGCGCAAGGTCACATTCGAGGGAACATTGATCGTTCCCGCAATTGTGTAGGTGCCTGCTGCCAAGGAAACTGTCTGCCCGCTCGCGCAAGAGGCCAGCGCGGAGTTGATCGCCGAAACAGTTGCGGTAGATGTGAGACTCGAGCAATTTGTGGTGCGGGCGGGAATGCCGCCCACGCCCGAGTTCGACCAGTTGATTGCCTGGCCGGAATTGAGAATCGGTGACCACAACTGAGCGTAGCCCACGCACGGAAGAATCACGAACAATAACGCTATCAAAATCCGTTTCATACTTTTCACCTTGCGTCACTCCGTGCATGTGGCACCGTTCTCTTATGTACAGGCACCGCAGTGCCATCAGCTTGAGTGCCTACGGGATCACGATATTGCCGAAGTCGTAGCTCCCATCCGAGTTGCTCTGCATAGTTGTGATTCTGTCTGCCATGGCTCTCCTACTGCTGTTTCGCGCTTAAATAGATCAGCCTTATCCCCGAGCCTTGTGCACCACCCAACAGGCCCGCGTTAGTGAACGTCGTCAACCCCGTACAGGTCGCCACTTGTCCGGCCGTTGGGATGCTGGTGTAGCCATAGCCGGTATTAGTCCAAGTGACGCTCCCGGTAGGTATATTGCCGCTGACAGTGATGGTTCCGGCCCCACCCGTACCCGCTCCGTTGAACCCATTGACTATCTGCGTCCCATTCGTGCAGGACGTACCGCCGCTGCTATAGGTGAGAGCCAGCGTGCCGCCAAGACCTGTTGAGGAGAAGTACACGCCCTTGGCGCTGCTTGTCCCAAGAGCCAGAGTGTTCGTGCTGTTGGTTGAGGTGTAAAGGATGGCGGAGAGAATCTGTCCTCCGCCCTGTGTTGCCCCGGTGCCTACGTTAATCACATCCATTGAAGAGTAAAGCACTCCAGAACGGGGGCTTGAAATCGTCCACATTTCATCACCTTGCAAACCTACAGCACTCGCCAACAGGTTGATGGCGCTGCCCTGGTAGGCCACAACATTCCCATTCCATGTGAGGTAGGGCATCCTGAGAGTGGGCGCTGTTGTGGGCGTAAAGTAGGCGTACTTCGCCAGGACGTTGTACTGCGCCCCGGCAGTGAGCCCAGGTATGGACAAACTGCTGTTGAAATACCAAGGCGAGGCCGCGATAGCGTCTACAGAATTATTACAGACCATCGCCACTGAACCGCCGCTGCCATAGATCGTACCTGTGGCTGTTGCGGAGGTTGCCGTGAATGCGGTGTCGGATGTGACGGCGGTTATCACATAATCTGCCACATTAAAGTTCCCTGTCCCTCCAGTTGTGCCATATACCTGAATCGTCTGCCCGAAAAGATAGCCGTATGCCTTTACCCCGGTTGCCACTGTGAAGGTGAATGTCGGTCCTGCACTGTAGGTAATGTTTGAGATCGCCAGCGGCACGATGTTTAGGTCACTGCCGTGAGCGCATACAATGTCGCTGGCCGGGCTAACGGAAATGTTCTGCACTACGGTTGGCAGATTCGTCCATGCTCCCGTTCCGCCGTCAACATAGTTACTCGCTCCCGGAGTCCCTGTCCCCATTGTTGTGAGTGGGATCGTGTAAGGGCCAATAAATCTTGCAGGATCGGTCCCATTCTGTTGAGTAACTATGCTCGCGGCGGTCTTCACGTACTTGGTGTCGTTAGGAGATACCTGTGCCCAGGTGGCATAAAAAGCAGCGGTAGTGGAGTAAATGGAGCCGCCCGCTAACTCGATAACTGCGGAGGCTTCCGGGGCCGAATTCTTCGTCCAACCGTAGTTGTTCATCCTAGTTGCAGTGATACACCCAACCTGAAAAGCGCCCGTGCTGTTGCTGAGTTCGTAAACCGTTGAGCTAGGGCAGATAGCTGGTTTAAGCCAGACAGATGCAACGCCGGTTGCGCTGTTAGGGAGCGTAGTCGCCGCCTGTGCAAACTTTGCAAGATATCCGCTTGAGTTTGCGCCTAGTGTGAGCGTGCAGATGGACGCCGCTCCTGCGCTCCCATCCGGTAGCGTCACAGATGTTGGTGAGGCGCAGGACGCTGAGCTACCAGACCCAGTTACGGTTGTCGCCCACACGGACTGCGAGAAGTCCTCAGAGTATTTAAGATAGTTGGCATACTCCTGTCCGCCACCGGCTTGCGAAAGCGGGGTTTGGTCGGAGTAACTTCCAGTACCGCCCCATAAAGTACCGTTGCTTTGAAGAGAATTCCTTCCACCAAACGCTGTCTGCGGGCCATCTAAGCGAACCAAGAAAGCGTTGTTGAGGATCGCAGCGGTTGGAACACCGCTCACGACTTGCGGAATCCAACGGTTAGGCCCAAGTGTCACGTTGTACACGCCAGCGTCCATTTGAATGCACGGCAGAGCAAATCCCCCGCCTGTTGCTCCGGACTCGTCCACACAACCAATGTTATTGGCCAATGTCACATCGTTTAGCGGGTTAGATATGTCAGTTGCATCTAGCCATATAGAAGCAGGACCGAGCGGAGTTACTTCATGATTAAGGCCGACTTCGTTGGCGGTAACGGTCATTCTACTTCCACCACGTAAGTGGATAGGCGTCCCTACCGCAATTACGTTATTATGATCAATCTTCTGCGCGACCGCCCCACTGATGGAGTCGATGTTTATTCCGTCTCCAAAACTATTGGAGATGAAGTTATCTTTGACCGTGCTTGTGTCGGCGTTTTTGTACAGATACACGCCGCTGTCAATCTGGCTGTTGCTGATGATGATCCCAGGGGTGCAGCCGTTTGCATTGACCGGATGGCTATTATCCTGATAAATAGAGTACCCCACTCTAACCGGCCAAAGGGTTAAGTTATCGAAAATGATATTGCTGATCTGGCCACCACTAGAGCAGTCAAGATTGATTAGACTACCCCCCACATCCGATTGAGTGTTTGGCGCTGAGACTGGCATAATGGTTCCGTTTTCCCATTTCACCCCTTTCCAGTTTGCGCCGCTTGCTGGCTGGAAGTGGATTGCCGCCATACCAGCCGAAGCTGTTCCTGTATCCGCTCCCCCCGCGAAACTGTACGGAGCAAACTGCGCTTCGATTTCAAATTGTGAACCGCTCAGCCCCGCGCTCAAAACAGTAAAAGACGTGTTATTTAAGAGCAGACAGTTGCTTGCGAAGGTGCTGCCAAACTGCCCCGTCCATCCGGCAACGAAGCTGTTGGTTCCGGTGACGGTTATAACCCCGCTCGAAATAGCAGAGCAGTTCGTCACTGTAGCTGAGAGCGGCGCTGGAAGCTGAAAGTTAAGTTCACCATGCCCTCCGAGGGATACTGGCGTGGTGATAAGCAACGCCTCTGTTGATGTGCTGGACGGAGGAAGGATATTGCAAACGGTGCCTTCTGGGATTCGCAGAGTCCCAACTCCGCCGGGCGCATTGACTGCGATGTAGTTGATCGCCGCTTGTACAGCCGTATAGTCCATGCTGTCGTTTCCGTTGGTGCAGGAAACCGACTGAATGAATGGTGCTACCGCAGTGCTAGCCGCGACGGTGCCAGTAGAACCGTCGAGGGTGATTGAGTGAGTACCGGCACCGACCACGAGGTCGCCTGAGAAGTTTCCGTTCGTGCCGTTGACTACGTTTGGAGTTGTGCCGCCCAGAACAGGAGGAGTCGCGAAATTCCCCGAAGAGTTTGCCAAAACGAACGCATCCGTAGCTACTTTGGTAGTGCTGTCCCCGGTGGTTTGGGTTGTAGCGGTGATTCCATTTGGAAGAGAACTAGTTGGTTGGACTGTAGTTCCATTTGCGGCATAATACGGGACTTGTCCCGCAGTACCAGAGCCAACAGTCCCCGAACC